TCAAAGGGAACCTTATACTTGGTGTCAAGTTCCTTATCCTTGACTAGGATGAGGATCTCTGCTTCCAGGGGATGAACAGATTCTAGGAGATTGATAAACATCATCTCACGACGTGTTTTAGATAGACCACCATTACCACCCTCAACAAAGTGATAGAGGTTCTTCCATTGTGCTCTTAGTGTAGTCTTAGCGTTGGCATCAGTAGAACCCAATGAGAAACTTCCATTCTCATACATCTGACGTGAAGACTCTTCAATCTTATCAGTTAGTGTTCCACTGTATACATGCTGTTCTTCATATCCAGAGTAGGGAACCTCACCTGGTGGTAGAGCAGACTCTACAGTTTCATCAAAGTTCCAGATGAATAGTGCCTTTAGAGCACCACACCCGTATCTCTTGAGGACATCTACCTTCTTTTCAGTACCCCTAGTACGGGATGCCATGTCAAGAATCTCAAACATCAAAGGATTGTTTGGTAGGGAGGTAGGGACTTTGGGTGCCGCTGGTTTGCGTGCCTTTCGTGCGCTACGCGGTTTCTTGGTTTCTGTCGCTTCTGTCATAATGTTTTCCAAAAAGTAATAGTTTAATCCTCTTCACCAATCCACTCTCCATCCTGACCATAGCTATGCTCAAAACGAATAGCAAGAATTTCATCTGGTAGTACGTTTCCTTCTTCATCGTAGAATTCAGGATGATTGGGTAGCTGGGAGGCTTGTATTGATAGGTACCCATAAGCTAGGTACCCGATAACACCACCTAGGAGGAGGAACATTTGGAGTAGGATAACCCCAAACACAATTGATACGGTAAGCATCTTAATAGCCTCCTATTTTTAGTTATTTATACCCCTAACCTCATTATTATAACACACTAATCCAACGTTCATTATCAAGTGTCCAATCAACAACTTCTTCAATCCTATCTCTTATATTCTTTGGTTCCCAACCCAATGACTTCATCTTCTCCCCACACAATGAGTATCGAAGATCATGTCCCGGTCTTGATGTGTGGAAATCAACCATCTCATAGTTCAATTCCTTTCCTTGAATTTCAGCAATGATCTGTGCTAGTTGTAGGTTATTCAACTCTTCTGTTCCTACAATATTAAACTTGGGACACTTCTCATCACTCTCATAGGATAGGAGGAACATAATAGCATCAGATACATCCTCCGCATGAATGTAGTGTCTAGATCCTGGTATGGTTTTAGTCTCATCACTATGAATAGTTACAACTTGACCATCCCTGATGCGTTTAATACACATAGGTATAAACTTCTCTGGGTGTTGTCTCTGTCCAAATACATTCATAGTGTGTGTGATATACACTGGAACACCATAGGTATTTTGAAATGATACTGCTAGTTCCTCACCACCTGCCTTACTGGCACTATATGGATTGGTTGAGTTGTATCTATCATTCTCCTTATAACTTACACCTGTAGGAGCGGGACCGAACACTTCATCAGTTCCAAAGTAGATAAACCGAATTAAATTCTGTGTTCTAGCAAAGTCTAATATGTTGCAGGTTCCCACAACATTATCCATAACAAACTCTAAAGGATACTCAATACTACGATCAACATGTGATCCAGCAGCAAGGTGTAGAATATAATCTACCTTCCCAATATCTGATGACACCAATGGATTGATAGGTGCCTTTAGGTCATGATATACTATCTTAACTCTAGACTTATGAGGAGATTCTAATAGAATATCATATAACCTATTCAAATTACCACTGAAGTCTAATCTATCTAAACTAATAATCTCCCAGTCTGTAGTTTCTAATATCATTAAGATTAGATGGTGAGCGATGAAACCAGCACCACCTGTCACAAGAACTCTTTTCATCTTTCCAATTCAGTAGGAATATATCCGCGGGATCTGCCTCCCAAATGTTTTATCTTAGCAGTGGATAAAGCATTCAAATATCCCATACGACGTACATCATTCTGTAATTTCTTATCACTATGCCAGTGAATGAATTTACCATCAGATTTTAACTTTCCTATTTGTCTGAACAAATCAATCTCCATCATAAGGCAAACACCACACACAAATTGTCCTCCAGAAAAGTATGGTTTGCGATCATTAAAGTTTGCACTAATAATCTTAATCTTATCATCAGAGTTATATTCCTCTACCATAACCTCCAACCAATTTGGAGTTTCAATTAGAGTATCAGAATTTAGCATCATAAAGTATTTGGATGTAACATAGTCAGAACCATGATTAACAGTTCCACTAAAATACATCCTGTTTGGATTCCTGACGTATTTAACATCAGGATATTTGTCACTGAAGTATTCTTCTAGTGTTCCCTCTGATGAGGAGTCATCATCAACTAGAATAACTTGACCGAAGGTATTTGGATTGTGAGATTTGGTTTCTAAAACTGATTCAATACATTCTCCAAGAACTCCATATAACTCATGACAAGGAATAACAATATCAACCTTACTCATTATGGGCAAGTACCCCACTGTGGTTGTAGGGCAGTCTGACCTGCGAAAGCAGAATTAGTATCGAAGTCATTAGGTTTAGATCCAATGTTAGTTACACACCATCCACTTAGGTTTTGGTTGAATTGTCCAGCACTATAGTAATAGAACATCTCATCCATATTAGTTACATTAGCAACATCCCAACCACCAATGTTTTGGTTGAAGGTGCTACTCTCGTTGAACATACGCGCCATATTAGTTACATTAGCAACATCCCAACCACCAATGTTTTGGTTGAAGATACCGAACGCGAACATATAACTCATATTCGTCACATTAGAAACATCCCAACCAGTAATATCTTCAGTTAGCTCAATGCCTTCAAACATAAACGACATACATGTGACATTCGTTGTATCCCAGGAAGAAACCCCTGTAACATTGAAGGTGTAATCACCCCAACCCGAGCGATAGAACATATCCGACATATTAGTCACATTAGATGTATTCCAACTACTAACGTCAGCTGTAAAAGGTCCAACGTTGTAGAACATCTGTGCCATGTTTGTAACGTTGGTCATATCCCAATACCCATCAAATAAAGTCAGATCGGGTAGATCTTGGAACGCACGACTTAAGTCTGTTCTTGTGCCTATGTTACTAAGCCACTCTACTCTAACATCAATGCCGCCTGCACTCACAGTAGAACTATTACCAGTGATCACAAATTCTGATTCAGTCGTGAGCTCGGTGCTGGAAGCAGCAGCAGCTATTAATGTTCCATCTAATCGATAGACACCATCATGATCATAACCATATACGCTTTGCCATTCGTATTCTATATCTGTAATAATATGAGTCCAACTGTCTTTGGTTTCCCATACGTTAGGACTAACTAGAGCACTAAACTCTAATCCATTAATTTTCTTTTCAGATCCATCAATAAAACAAACAAACAGATCATCATCTTGAATGCCAGATGTATCTACATCCCCTCCTGCATCAAGTGATACTGTAAATTTGTATGCAGTTCCACTCCTTTCAACCAAAAATACATCACCAGCATTAAGTATGGAAGTGTCTCTGTTTATAAGATCCAATCCTGAAACCTTATAATTAACGCCACTTCTTTGCATTAAGTAATAAGCAGTTCTTATAGACATTTGTTTGTGGTAGTTCTAGTGTTAGTATTTATTGTGGAAGATCATCTAGTTTATTGTAATCTTCACTATCACCTTCAACCTTTTCTAGTTTTTGTTTTGGTTGTGCATACTTTTGAATATATGCTTGTGATAGATTTTGTTCTGTATTCCAATTAAACTCATAAACACCAATATGACCTAGAGTAAATCTCTTGGACATATATGACTTATAACCAATCTTACGTGCTAGACGACAGAAGGCATAGTCTTCAGTGAGAAATAATCTATTAGGTGAATCTTCATCGATGTAAGGTGCATATAAATCATAATATTCGTCACTACCCTGATAGAAAAACTTACGTTCAGGGTATGAATCTTGCATCTTCTCAATGACTTCACGTTTAATTAACATGAAACCAGTGGCAACATAATCAGTTTCAAATAGTTGCTCAGTTTCTTCACCACCAGGCATGGGAGAACTTGCCATGTCAATGGGTAGTGATTTCTTTGGATAGAAACCACCCATAATAGGTTTATCATCAAATAACATACTGATAATAGCTTCCTTTGGAAATCTAATATCAGAATCAATCCACATTAGATGAGTCCATGTGGGATCTCTGAGTGCTCTAGCCTGCATCACATTCCTACCCAAACTGATGAGAGAACAGTTGGGCATTGTCTCAAAGGTTACATTTATACCATTACTCATAGCATATGGTATAAATTCAATAAGACTATGCATATATTGTGT